ATTTCTTTAGCATCTGCCTTTTGCTCTGGAGTTATTTCTTTGCCTCTACGCTCTTTTCTTTTCTCCGTTGGACGTAACTCTCTCTCTTCAAGATCAATATCAAAAAGGTCTTCTCTACTAAAATTTAAGTCTTCTTCTGCCATATTAATCCGAGTTTAACATTTCTTCTATGTTAAGCAAACCCCCTTGTTTAAGTTTTCCAACCTCATCAGCTGTTTTTAATTTTTTAGGCGGCCCTACTGTATCAGCAGGTTGAGGCACAATTCCTTTCTTTTCAGATGTCCTTAACTGTCCTAGATTAGAATATTCTTTGCCAAAAAACATTTCTTCGTTTGTCTTAGGATTAAAGTATACAAAGTTTAATCCTTGATCAGCTAGTTCACTATTTAACATATTAAGTCTGGCATTCTGTTGTGACATATCAGTTACAAATTGACTTAACTCTATATCCCCACTATCAAATTTACCTTGTAAGTTTTCTTTATTTAACAAAACTTTTTCTATTTTATTACCTAATTTAACTTTATTAAGATTTCTTTCTCTAGTTGTTAAGTAACTTGATTTTTTGTAAATATTTAGTCTGCTTTGTTTATAAGGATCTTGTCCAGCAAATTCATAAAATTCTCTTAAAGATGGTTTGTTCATGCGGTGCTCCATTTGCAACAAATCTTTAAAGAAGCCTCTTTGTAAAAGTGCTTTTGCTTTTTTTGATAGAGAAGGATTTGTGTCTGTATAAATTAGTGCATCTATTTTTTTTAGCTCAGGTCTATCTTCTAACCTTTTTGTATATGCCTTAGTATAATCATCTACCTTTTTATCAAAAAATTTAAAAAGTTCAGGATCTTCTTTTTTCATTCTGTCTTTATGAACATTCCACGTGCTTCCAGTGGTTACTGGTTTCCCTCTTATAAATCTAGTCTTACTATAATCTCTATAGTACGCACTATTTCCAATAGGGTTTAATCCAAGCTCTTCTAACATTTGACTCGTGGCTGTGTTTAAAGACACTCCTTCATCTTCCATAATTTGTTTTATTCTCTTATATCTTTCTTTCATTGTTAAATATTTTGTATAATTTGATTTTTCTATGGTTTTAGGAATACCTAAGTTTGACTGTTCATACCTTATACTTCTTTCCTCGGGACTCCTATACGATTCCATAAATATTTCATTCTTTGCTAATAAATTTTCTTTTGCTTTCTCACTTAAATTATTTCCTGAAATTCCTTTTTTATTAACTTGATTGGGTGTAAATATCTGTTTGATTATTCTTTGTGAAAACAGTCCTGAGTTTTTAAAAAATTTTTTTAAATTAGAACCAAAACCAGGTGTATTTATACTTTTTTCATTTTCTAATATCTTACTTAATTCTTGATTAACAATATCTGCTTTCTGCCTTGTTAGGTTTTGATTGTCTAATTTATCAAAAATAGGCTTAAGTTTTAAAAGTCTTTGAATAGTATTTTGAAAATTTACATCTTTTAAAAGCTCAGGATCTATATTTTTTACTAGCTCATCAACATCTATTTCAAATAATGAAACACCTAATTTACTTAATGATTTTAAAGCAGGCACTAATAATAACTCCTTGGTTCTATGTACGTTGGCTCGTCTTTGTAGTCTGATTCTAACTGAATAAAGTTGCCTTGTCTAAACCTAAGTAAAGCTTGTGTCGTTGAGTCTACTAAATCGTCGTATTCACCGAAAGGAAAGGCCGCACATTCTTCTACCACTTCATCTGCCCAACGGTCCTCGGTGCACCAGACTTGACCCGCTTCAAATAAGGGAGCCACGGAGTTTACACGTACGTGTTTATCATTACCCTTACTAGGCGTATATGTAACAACGGGAATGCCTAGCTGCCGCAGCTCCTGTGTTAAAGGCATACCAGATGCTTTGGCTTCGATCAAGATTGTTTCGGGTTCCCAATACGTATATTCATCTAACGCGATCTTTTTTAAATCAGGAAAGTCCCACCGACCTTTCTTCATGTCTAATAAAATTATGTTCCATGGTCCGTGTTCCACGGGCTTAAATACGCCCCACGTTGTTATCGCACTAAAGTCTGCAGTTTCTTTTTTACTAAACGCTGTATCATAACTTTGTATGACATGTGTTAAGTCAGGAATTTTTTCTAAAGTCCATATCTTCCACCACTCTCGTTTGATAATAGATCCTTCTTCTGATGTGGGTTGTTGTTGCCATTGAGCTTGCCACTTTTGTTCTGATAAGGCTGCCTTGACTGATTCTAATTCTGAAAGTTTCCAGAACTCAGGCCACATAGGTTTGTCATTCAAGATAGCCGGAAACTCGACCACGTCCCACTGATCAGAGTTATCGTTTGACTGTGCATTCAAAAGTTTTCCTGTAAGATCTTTTGTAGACCAACGAGTCATAACAATTACAATTGCACCACCTGGTTGTAAACGCTGTCGAGGACCAGAGGTATACCACTCATACGCATTGTCTAAAGCAGTTTGACTAAGTGCATCTTGTTCCGAGTGTGGGTCATCGATGATCAGTAAGTCTGCACCACGGCCCGTGATTGCACCACCAACACCCGCAGCAAAATATTCTCCACCTTTGTTCGTGGTGAAACGACCTGCTGCTTTAGAATCCTGTGATAAATTTACATTAGGAAATACATCTTTAAATTCTTGTTGATCAAATAAGTTTCTGACTTTACGACCAAAGTTATATGAAAGCTCAGCTGTGTGAGTTGTTTGAATTATTTTTAGTTTAGGATTCCTGCCCATCATCCACGCAGGAAATAAATTAGATGCAAACTCTGACTTTGTATGTCGAGGTGGCATATTTATAATTAATCGTTTTGTTTTACCCGTTGCTACTTCTTCTAATTTTTTAGCATAAATTTTGTGATGTTTACCTGCAATAAAGTCAGGCCAAACTTTTCTTACAAAAGTAAGATAGGAGGAACGGGACTCCTCTGCAATCTTTATTTGCATTTCCCTTAATTGATACTTTAGTAAGTCGATCGGTAATTCAGAATTTTTCATAAAAAAGTTATATCTTAAGTTATGTTTGTGTAAAACTCAACACTAGAGCAGCGCGCACGCGCGCACCCCAAAATGGTGGTGGTGGGGGTAAAACCCACTACATCTTGTGGTTGAGATAGTTTGTAAGTACCTAATGTTGAATTGTAAGACTCAGATGGCACAGCAGGTGGTGCTGTCAGGTATGCTGTCAGGCATAAAAAAACCCCCAGCATCTCATAAATACTGGGGGTTGCCAGTCCTCCTAAAGAGGAAACTTGTTATCTATTTTGGAATTCTCTCATCTTCCTTTGACCATTTGAGATCAATTGTTCTGCCCACCTTTTAACTTCGGGCGAAGCGTTAGGGTTGAGGATCAATTCCTCAACTTCACTCTCTAACCATTTATAAAGAGCCTTCCAATTTAAGTGAATAGTAATCTGCTCGTCTGTTAATGGTTGAGCAGTAGGATTAGTAGGTTGAGTATTTTCTCTTCTTCTCAAACCCATAGTTTCTGAAAGAACTGTTAATCTTCTTTCTAGATCGTTATTATCATCTGGCATTTTAATTTATCCTTTCTTATAAGATAAAAAAAGAATACTCCCATTTTATCTCATAGTCAACACCTATTTAAAAAAAAGATAAAATAAACTTGTGAATAAAATTACCCACGCAAGGACTTGTAATATTATATCAATTATCGTCATGCGACTTCTCCCAACCAACTCCACGCGCGTCGGCACTTTTTTCCTATACTATATACCCTGCGACTTGGTCGAAACCACAATGTAATGGAGATTATCAGCGACACGCCGTCTGGTGCTAACTTTTTACTATTACTATATCTCATGGGCTTGGTCGAGGCGACAATGTAATGGAGATCGTCGCCTCTAAGAATAAATTAAGCGGTTGCTAATTTGAAATCAACAATGCTTCCAACTGACATGTCATTACGCGAAGATTTAATGACCTTATCAGATAAAGGCATAGATTGAATTTGCTTGTATGATGTTGGCACTTTGCAGTTATGATATTCCAACTCCCCTAGTTTCTCTCTAACAAGAGCATTATCGATTTTAACCGACTGCTTTTCAGTAATGTTAAGAGTGTAGTCTTTGCCAACTACAAGATTAGTTTCGGCTTGTTCGCCGATCTCTATGACTAAGTTTCGGTTGACTTTAATAAAATCCTCCAAAATCTTTTTCATAGTTAACGCTCTACCATAAGCGTCTATAATAGCTTTAGTATCTCTATCAGATATCTTTTTACCATTATATGCTTTTTGTAAAACATCTATTATATTAACAGGTTTTGACATTTAGTTATTTCCTTTCTGTTCTTTCTGTTAGTTACTATATATATAATCCCATTTTTTTATATGTCAACCCCTTTTTTTATTTTTTTTTAGATAATCCAAACTCGACATACCACACAACTTACAAACCTAGACACGCCGCGTGGCGGGACTTCCTTACCCTTATACTCGCACAAAGGCGGATTCGTCGCGATGCAATGTAATGGACTGGTGGGCGAGATTCGAACTCGCGTGGTCGTAGTTGCAGTACGATACATAACCTCTCTGCCACCACCAGAAGTAAACCTGACTGGCCAGCACAGCAGCTCCTGCTGCTTACCTGGGCCACTGGGTCGGAAGGACAATGCGATGGAGCTAGAATGGAACAACGGACCAATCAATGGAGTCCATCAACCAGGCAAAACCAAAAAGAGTCCCACCCAGAACCTGAGCCGGTGCCAAGTACAGCGCTACCATATATACCAAAGCCGGGATCCACAGCCAATGCATCAGGCAGCGTCCTCCTTTGCTTGCAACTGGTAGCATGTTTCTTCAACAGCCCACCAGGCCAGCAGGTTTGATAACTGATCATCTGACCCCACATCTTTCGCACCGTTAAGAGATGCAATGAAATGTAGAATAGATTCGGAACCATAGTTGTTTGCTGCATCATACAGCATGTCCCAGATCTCGTTCTGGTAGTAATCATAAAAGGCACAGGTGTCCTTGTAATATATAAGCTGTGGCACGCACCCGTTAACACATCCGTGCTCCAGCACTTCTTTTCTCTCTGATGGGGAAATATTTTTCCTCACCCAATCTTCAATGGACTTTTCTTTCATCTTTCTTCTCCTTTGTTTGTGTGTGGCTTTGTTCATCCCCAAAACGCTAAACTCGTTGGGAGAGGAATGGATTTAAGCATTTTTCCCCTATTGTGGAAAACCCACTTTTTTTATGCACCACACACATAGACCTTGAACACGGAGCCGTAGCTCAGGGACTTTCGCCTATGTATTATATATAATGGGATAAAGTGGGAATGTCAACCCCTAAATTAATTTTTTTTCACTGTCTTCTCCTGAGCCCCCAGCTCCTTTAGTCCTAAAGGACACACGGGTGCGGGTTGCTGTGCAATGCAATGGAAACCACCTGCTGTGCCTGGGACAGCGTGGACAGCTCCTGACTTAATGACCCAAAAGGGTTGAAAAAGCGGGCAATGGACAATGCAATGGAGTCCACCAGAAGACCATCCGGGGACAGCGCAGCGTCCTAAAACCTCCCATGCTACGTGATGGTTGGGGGCTTCGGCAATGCAGAATGGAGAAGGATTCTTTGAATCTTCTTCCAGGGCTGCTGGGCCAGCTCAAACGTCCACTTAGGCGTGGTTCGGGTTCCCTCGTCCGCAATGGAGGGGGCCAAAGATCCTCCAAAGATATACAGTAAGCTCTGGGAGGGGGCCTTGGCCATAATAAAAGATCTTCCACCGCATAAACTATGCTTATAGTTCCACATCATTTGGTGCGGTCTCAAATTTATTTTATTACTCTTTATTACTTTCAATTCCACCCAAAACGATATTCCGTCCTTAATTCCATACACGTCGGGTACACCTGGAGTAGCCCAATTCTCGTGTCTAGTCCAAAATATATCTGGCAAGTTTTCTCTTACTTCTCTCCAAAATTTAGTCTCTGGTTTCAATTAAAAAACCACCTAAATAGATACACAATTGCAATTATTAGTATAAAAGCTTTTACACCTCCAAACACAATTATTATGGGAAATATCTCCCACCATTTTGGACCTATATCAAGACTGATGTCTTTTGTTTTAACTTCAAGTGGTATCGACTGTTTCTGCATTTTTTTTACCTCTCCTTGCTTTAGTTCTCTGATTCATAGACCAAGCTACATAATCTCTTAATTCTTTTTTTGTTGCTGGTGTAGCTCTATATTCCATTAATGTTCTAACCTTCTTTTCTAGTAAGGCAATTCTGCGATGGTGATGTTCACGCAAAGCAATAATTTGTTCATCAAGACTAGTAGCCATCATGCCCCCTTATCACTTTTTTTCTGTCAGTAGCACTTCTACCAATAATACCCTTACTTGCGACATTATTGATATGATGCCATACCAAACTAAGTTTTCTTTGCTTCGTAGGAAACAATAAATCTAATATAAATCTTTTCATCCTTCTTCCTTTCTTTTTTAACTTTCTATATCTTACTCCCATTTTATCTTATGTCAACTAATTTTTTTCTATTTGTTTCAAATCTTTTATCTCCTCATACTCAACCTCAATACTATATTGTTCTTTCAATTGTTGTAATTTTGCCTGCACTTCCTCTCTATTCATAGAATCTATTGTGCCTGTAAGTATCTCTTTTTTATCAACATAAAGTCCTGCGATCTGTCCTCTACGAGTTTCAGCAGCCACGGCAGCATTCCAATTACCAGCTTCACTTGCTTTATCTCTTATTCTTGCCAATGTAGCTAAAGATCTTTCTTGTGTGCATTTATATCGCTCTACAATAGCTCTACGTTCATGCTCTATTGCTTTTGCAACTATTGGATATCTGTCAGGATTTTGCAACTCTGAAGCTCTTACAACAGCAGAACCAGGTGCGTAACCTGCCTCGACTGCGCATTGTGAACCTGTTTTTAAACCTTCAGAATGCACCAAAAGTAAAATGAACTTTCTCTGCTTTCCTGTTATCTTAGGATGATACAAAGTATCTGATAACGGTTCGGGTACTATTAAATTACTTTCATTCATAAATAGCCTTTACAATAATAGATTTTTACCACATAACTCAACAAAAATAAAATATTTTATTACCTGTTATCGGTATGACTAGAGGTTACCTATGGTTACCTCTAAATATTGCTCAAGTAACCTTACTATTGTTGATATACTTGAATAGTTACTTGGTTACCTAGGTTACCTCTAGTTTTGTAAAATATTTTTTATTTTATCTGACAGAAAACATCTATAGAGAACTGCTTTTATGGAAATTGTTTGGGGTCTTCAATGATATGTCTAACAATCTTCCCTAATGCTTCTTCTCCTTCTGTCATAATCCAGTCCCACTCTTCTCTTGAGTATCTTTTGTCGTGAATGGGGTTATAGAATTTAACAGAAACGTCGCCACAATTAGGGCAACTAGTTATGTTTTTTACGGGGCTGTTTGGTAGGTCTATTTGGGACATTTATCCTTCTCACCTTATTGAATGGAAACAATATAACGTTGTCGGGTAAATCTTTCCTAAAGTATAGAGTGTCCATTAGTTCGAGACATGCCTTGTGCTCATGATCCGTGGTCTCTGTAGCGAGTAAGGTGTCCAACAAATCACGTTGAGCTAACTTCTCTTCGTAGTCATAGGCCATTTAATCTCCTTTAAAAGTCCCTGTATGGAGAGACTCCTTAACAGGGACTGTATTAACAATACGACTATATTATAGCCTAAAATGGGAAAAAACGCAATATTAGTCTTCGGGCATGGCCGCGGCCAAAGCCCAGTCCTGCTCCTCTCTTCTACTCTTAATATTTTCAAGACGAACAAATGCTTTAAGCCTAAATTTACTAATTTCACCCTCTGAACTACATGTTTTACATTGATCTATATGATCTTCTGCTTCCCATGAAGTACGAATATAACCGTTACCCCTACAAGAAGGGCATACAACTTTGTTATACATTGATCGTTAATCTTGTATTTTGAAGATCTACACCCTCAACACCATTTAAATCTACAATTGTATACATAACACCATAATAATCTTTGTTATTACAAAATTGATCTAAAGTCATGGTTGTACCTGGTCGATACTTCATCAAGTGGGTATAAAAAGCTTTTGAATTACTTCTCAATGGAACTATTTTATTTGTTTTCTTTTCTTGTGTCACTGTAGGAAAAGCCATGCCGTCTACTTTTAAGATAGTCATCATCTCTGTTTCAGCATCAAAAGACCAACTAATCTTGGCTATGCTCATGCAACCTTCCTTCTTTTAGATTTTTTATCTTCTTTTTCTACTAGTTCAGTAATTTGTCCACCTACCGATCGATTGTTATGATCTGCTTGTACTTTTAATTTTTGATAAGTATCTATCTTTACAGCTACTGATTTGAACTTTTGTGTGTTCATGCTTTTTTCCTTTCATAGGAATCTTCTTCCCATTCTTTTTCTATGTTTTCTAAAAGCTCCGTGTCTCCTAAATCTAACTTTAATTGATTTGGTTCGTGAGCCGTGGTCGGTGTAAAACTACGACCTGAGTTTTCAGCAAGTTCCTGCCATCTTCTAGCATTGGTCTCGTAAAAATCAGTCATAAAAATATCACCAAGTTCTCTACATTCACGAGCTCTTTCATAATTTAATTTAGCCCTAGTTAATCTAAGACCTAAACGAAAGCCCTCTTTAAATACAGACTCGTATTCTGGTTTTAATCTAGTCATGATATCCTTTCTCGGATATTCGGTATAGGCGTGGGATTAGTTTCTCACCCACAAGCTTTCGACTACAGATACACATTTCATATATGTCTACTCACAACCACCCTTGATTACCTCAGCCATTTGGCCATGCTTCATCTCAGATGTACTTTACCCCTCTGTTAAAGAGTTGTTCAGTCAGCCGATAAAATTAATTAGATTCTATCACCGAATATGTGGGACACTATATATAATTATGTGGGACTGTCAACCCCTTAAAAAAGGGCTATTTTAAAGGCTTTTTTACTTATCTATACAAAGACCATTATCCAAAACAACTTTTTCCTCTGTTTCAATCCATACTTTAGCACCACAGGATAAAGGTTTATCAGGACTATAAATTATTCTTGAAGGACCTTGTATTTTTACCTCGTGTGCGTAGTCATTTGATTTAGATGTCTTGACTGTAATTACAGGATCTTTTGTTTTGTTTTTTATATTAGATCTTATCTTATGTTGATTTACGTGTATTCTTTTTTTCATTTAATCTACCTTCTACTCTATCAACTAATTTTTTTGCAGGCTTCTTACCATTCTTTCTCATATCACGCCAATGTTTTGAAACTCCATAACTTAGTTTCATAATTTTTTCTTCTTCTGCCCAATACTCATCAAAAGATTTTTTTATATCACTCACCTGCTTCACCCCAATTATCTCCTAGCTCTACGTCAACTTTACTAGGCACTAAAAGATCAACACATGATTCCATTATTTCTTTTATTTTATTAGCATGATCACTTTCTTTATGAATACTAAAATCTAATTCATCATGCACTTGTATGTGTGCTATGTAACCTTCTTTATATAATTCTACCATTGCTTTCTTTGTCTGATCAGCAGCAGACCCTTGTATTAATCTATTCAAAGATTTATATGTCCAAGCTCTTTTGATCATGTGCTCACCATATTCTCTTTGTGCTTCAGGAAGTGGTAATGCTTTTGATCCCCATTCATTTGTTGGTTCCCATAAATCAAAACGACAACGTCTACCAAGAAGTGTTCTTAAAAAACCTTTTTTACTTGCAGAAGCCATTGTTCTATTCATCAATTGTTTTACAAAAGGAACTCGTTCATGATACGTAGCTAAAAGATCAGACGCATCTTCTAAGTTTAATCCTAACTGAGACATTAGTTTACCTTTGCCCATGCCATAAAACAATCCTAAGTTAATTGTCTTAGCTTGTTTACGATCAATACCTGCCATATCACTAACAAGTGTATGAAAATCTGTTCCGGGGTCCGTGGTATATGCCTCAGCAAACTCTGTAGCACCAGGTAATCCTCCTGTATTATTACCAGTCAACGCTGCATAATGAACTACTAGTCTAGGTTCTTGTTGTGAGTAATCAAAGATACCCCAATTACATTCGTCTTCAGGTACAAACAAAGACCTTATCATTGGCCCTAATATAGCGTTTCTAGCAGGAATCTGCTGAAGGTTAGGGTTACTATAACTAAATCTACCTGTTACTGTACCTCCTTGATCGGATCGCATTTGATGTATCTCTGCATGTATACGTCCGTTAATAGAATGTTTTAAAATTGTATCTATAAATGTGGTTCTTGCTTTATTTATTTCTCTGGCTTCCACCACCATCTTTGCCAAAGGACTATCATGACTTGACAAAAAGTTTTTATCGAACTTTGGTTGACCTGTTGGTGTGCGTTCATAAGAAATCGATAATGCATCAAATGCTTTTGATACGCTAGCCGCAGCCCAGACCTCCACATTATGACCCGAGAGCTTTTTGATTGAAGCCAAGATTTTATTTTCTTTTTTCTGTAAATCATTTTTTACCCTTTCTGCTTTATCTACATCTACTCTTACGCCCCTCATTTTCATATCAAAAAGTACAGGGAATAATTCTGTTTCTAACTCAAATATATTAATGAGCTCTTGTTTTATAATTTCTGTTTTTAAATAATGCCACAAACGTAATGTAACGGCAGCATCTTGTTCTGCATACTGTCCGACATGACTGGCGGGGAGTTTCCACATTTCGGACTTGGCATCTAGTCCCCATGCTTTAGCCGCTTCGTAGAGTTGGGTTTCCGCTTTTGATTCTTGTAGATATTCTTTTGATAATGAGTTTAAGTCAAAACGAAACCTGTTCTCATCCACTAATGGTGCGGCTATTAAAGTGTCAATTATTTTACCTGCAATGTCAATATCTAAAGTTTTTAACCAACCCACATCATAAAAGGCATTATGAAAAATATAGTTGACATTCGAGTAAGAACATTGTTTGCGTAACCACTTAACAACAACTTTTTTATCCATGTTGGGCGGTGTTTCGTGAGCGATGGGATAGTAAGCTTGCCATCCGTCTACTGCAACAGCAATACCTACTACTTCACCTTCTTCGTATGTTGAATTTTTTAAACGCCTAACATAACCTGGTCCACTATCTTTAATACCAGGATCTCTTGTTTCTAAATCAATTGCTATTTCATCATAATCAGATAAGTCAGGAAAGTGATCTGGCATAACCCATTCGCTGGGCATACGATGTACTTTGGGAAACCAGTTACTTTGTTCTTTCACTAATTTCACCAGCAATTGCTAAATAAGCGGCAGCATCGACATAGTTGTCTGTTTTTTGTTTGTGCATTGACCTAGCTACCTTTACCAAGGCCATACACACTGCTACGTCGTGAGCTGTTATAGTTTTGCGGAGGAAAGCGGACCACAACGCAGCAATGTTCTCATGTGTTTCTAATATGTCACCGTAATCTTTGTTACGATCATTACTTGTAAGCCTAATGGCTTCATCTAAAAAATCTTTTGTTAACAATTATATTGTCCTTTCATAATGAAATATTGGTTCATATTCAAACTGTCCTTCAGTTCTATGTACAATATGTAATTCTTCTTTTGCTCTTGTTGCACCTACATAAAAAACTCTAGCTTCATCATCTCTACCTTGTTGACTATCAGTATAAGAAGAATAAGGACCATACGATAAATCTGTAAGCAACATAACTTTCTGTCGTTCACCACCTTTAGATGCATGAATAGTTGAGACTTCAATACGCGGTGTTGAATCTAATTTATTTCCGGAACGCATTACAGCACGTAAATAATTAATTCTTTTTTGTAATCCTTTAGAATTTAACATGTCATACCAAGCTATTTCTTTTACACTTACTTCTTTATCAGTTGATATCTTAATATAATCTCTTAAACCAAAATCTGCAATAAGAGTTTCAAGATTAAACAAACCATCATGTTGACCTTTGAACACACCGTAATTTCTTTTTATACGTGTGCTGTCCATATGTTTGTAAATGATGTCACATTGAACTCCAGAAACAGATTTACCACTTTGTAAAGCAGTCCATGCTCTGATGGCTTCAATATAATTAAAGCTGATAACAGACTGACCATACCTTTTGTACAACCAACCATACATTTCTAGTGATTCACACACTTGCTTGACAATTTCGTGTGTTCTACACAAAATAAGCCATTCTCCATGCGCTAATCCTTGATTTAAGGACCGTACAGTGTGTATTTGTCTCTTCCCTGTATGATCCGTTGGCAAATATTGTTTTGGAATTCGTTTAGAAATAGATCCTGCTAACTTTGTAGCTAAATGATGTACTTCAGGTGGTATTCTGTAAGATTGTGTTAAAGGAATAATAGTATTTTTAGAATCTGGATGAGCCATGTCTATAAAATGTTCTATATCTGCTCCAGCCCATCTAAAAATTGCTTGATCATCATCTCCTGCTACAAAAGTTTCTTTGGCACCAGAATATTCTTGTATCATATCTACAACTTTCCATTGCTGTGCAGATAAATCTTGTGCTTCATCTATAAATAAATATTTCAATTGAGGAGGATTTTTTCTTTTTAAAAATTCTGTAAAATAATCTACATACTCAAACTTATCTCTATCTTGTTTAAACTTTCTTAAGTCTAATTCCATTTGCTCTATCATTTTACGAGCACCATAATTATTTAATTTTGTTTCTTTGAATACTAAATCTAATCTGTTGTCTTTGTCAGGGTACTTCGCATACGCTAAATTTATTATGTCTTGATATTCACTCTTTGCTGTTGGCATAGATATATCAACACCATTACCTTTTCTCATTTTGTTGACATACTCATGACCCGTGATCCGTGATAGCTCACTGTAATCAAAGTCATCCATGATCATCTCTTGACTTAGCTGTAATCTTTTATATGCAAGCGAGTGTAGTGTAGAAAAGAAAGGGAATAATACTTTCATAGCGTCTTTATCATAATCTTGACCAAAGCTCTGTGCTATTCTGTCTCTAATCTCTTCTGCAGCTTTCACTGTAAAACTGAAATA